TCGATGGCGAAGTCGGAACTCTACGGGCAACTCCAGATGGATCGTCCGGAGGAGGGCGAACCGTACCCTGCGGGCTGGGTGCATTTCCCTTCCGACATCGACGAGGAGTTCTTCAAGCAGCTCACCGCGGAGCAGTTGACGGCACACGTCGTCAAGGGCTACCGGAGGTTCGAGTGGGTGAAGATGCGCGAGCGCAACGAGGCGTTGGACTGCGCGAACTACGCGAGGGCCGCAGCGTGCGCCTGTGGGATTGATCGCTTCGGGGACAATCGCTGGATGCAGCTCGAGGCGAAGGTCCGCTTCACCAGCGGCGCGCCGGCGGCACCGCAACCGAGACCGGTTATGCAGCCGCCGCCAGAGCAGCAGCCCCCGCCTCCGCAACCGCAGGTGGCGGCGCGGCATCAGGAGCGATACATCGGACGGTTCGACGTGTCCAACTGGCTGAGCAGATGAGCGCAACCACCACAGCACCCGTCATGCCTCGGCACATCAAGATCTGGCCGACCGCGAAGCTGCGCCCCTACGACCGCAATGCGCGCACCCACTCCGACGAGCAGGTCGCGCAGATCGCAGCCAGCATCCGCGAGTTCGGATTTCTAAATCCGATCCTGGTGGACGCGAGCGGCGGCATCGTCGCCGGCCACGGACGCCTGCTGGCGGCGCGGCTGCTGGGCATGGAGGAGGTTCCTGTCGTGGTGCTGAGCCACCTCAGCGACACCCAACGGCGCGCGTACATCATCGCCGACAACAAGCTGGCGATGAATGCCGGGTGGAACCTGGAGCTGCTGGCGCAGGAAGTCCGGGACCTCGAGCGGGAGGACTTCGACATTGACCTGATTGGTTTCTCGGAAGCCGAGATGGCCGAGTTGCTGGCCACCGGCGAGGCGCCGGCGCCGGAGGGTGACATCCAGGAAGCAATTCCTGAGGCGCCGGCCAACCCGGTCACGCAGCCGGGCGACGTGTGGGTGATCGGCAGCCACCGGCTCATCTGCGGGGATTGCCGCGACCGTTCGGTCGTTGACAGATTGATGGGCGGCGCGCGGGTCAACGTGTGCATCACGTCGCCGCCATATGCCACGCAGCGTGAGTATGACTCATCGAGCGGGTTCCGACCGATCCCACCTGATCAATACGCCGATTGGTATCGGGACGTGGCGGCGAACATCGCCACGATCCTTGCGGACGATGGTTCCTACTTCCTGAACATCAAGCCGCATGCCGACGACGGCGAAAGAAGTCTCTACGTGATGGACCTGGTTATCGCTCACAAACGCCAGTGGGGTTGGCGATTTGTGGACGAGCTCTGTTGGCGCAAGACCGACAACGGCGTGCCGGGCGGCTGGGGGAACCGATTTAAGAACGCCTGGGAACCGGTGTTTCACTTCTGCCGCCAGCAGCAAATCAAGTTCCGTGCGGATGCGGTGAGTCACGTTTCGGACGATTGCTTTGACTACTCCCCGAACAATCCGAAATCAAACTCCGGGAGCGGGCTCCTGGGGACCGGCGCGCGGGGCGCGGCCGCGGACGGGGGGAAGAACCAGAGTGCGTGGCAGCGTAGCAGGAACAGTTTGTCCGACGATTCGGATGGCCGGCACACCGGACTGGCGCGCCCGAGCAACGTGGTCGAGGTGAAGTCGGAGTCTTCGCAGGGCACCCACTCCGCGCCGTTCCCCCGCGCGCTGGTGGAGTTCTTCATCAAAGCGTTTTCTGACGCAGGCGACATCATTTTTGACTGCTTCATGGGGTCAGGTACAACGATGGCTGCTTCGGAAGTGTTGGGTCGCATCGGGTACGGCTGCGAGATAAGCCCTGCTTATTGCGACGTGATCGCGCGCCGGATGATCAACCTCACGGGCGCCATGCCGATGCTTAACGGCGTGGAGACCTTCACCGCTGTCGCGGAGGCGCGCGGCGTGGACATCGACCAGGCGATGAATCCCAAGCAGCAGGACTCGCGCGCCATCAAGCACCACGGGCCGAACCCGTGCTATGGGCGGCGCACCGGCCAGCCCGCCGAGGCGCAGCCATGCCAATGACAATCGCGGCCATTGTCGAGCGGTTCCGCGGCCTGGTGGTGGAGTCTTGGCCGATTGCCCGTCTGCTGCCCTACATCCGGAACGCGAGAACGCATTCGCCCGAGCAGCTCGCACAGGTGGCAGCCTCGATCCGGCAGTTCGGCTGGACGAATCCTATCCTGGTCGGCGCGGACGGCGTGGTGATCGCCGGCCATGCCCGGCTCATGGCTGCCCGCCAGCTTGGGTTCACCGAGGTCCCGGTGATCGTGCTCAATCACCTGACCGAGACGGATCGCCGCGCCTACGTGCTGGCCGACAACAAGCTGGCCGAAAACGCCGGGTGGGACGAGGCGATGCTCCAGGTCGAGTTGCAGGCACTGGCGGAAGAGGACTACAACCTCTCGCTGCTGGGGTTCTCGGACGAGGAGCTGCAGTCGGCACTGGCCGGCCCCGAGGAGACGAACGAAGGGCTGACCGACGAGGATGCGGTCCCGCCAGAGCAGGAGAGGATCGTCACGGTCGCCGGCGACGTGTGGATCATGGGCAACCACCGATTGCTCTGTGGCGACTCGACCCAGATGGACGCCGTCGAGAAGGTGCTGGCCGGCGGCCTGGCCGACATGGTCTTCACCGATCCGCCCTACAACGTGAACTACGGCGCGACGATGAAGGACACCCTCCGCGGCACGCATCGCCCGATCGCCAACGATAACCTGGGCGCCGCCTTCGAAGAGTTCCTTGGCGCCGTCTGCGTGAACATGCTGGCGGTTACCAAAGGCGGGATCTACGTGTGCATGTCGTCCTCGATGCTGCACACGCTCTACCGGGTGTTCACCGAGGCGGGCGGCCACTGGTCCACGTTCCTGATCTGGGCGAAGAACACGTTCACCATGGGGCGCGCGGATTATCAACGCCAGTACGAACCGATCCTGTACGGCTGGAAGGAAGGCACGGATCATTTCTGGTGCGGCGCCCGCGATCAGGGGGACGTCTGGTTTATCAAGAAGCCGCATGTCAATGATCTCCATCCGACGATGAAGCCGGTCGAATTGGTGGAGCGCGCGATTCGGAACAGCAGCAAGTCGCGCGACACGATCCTCGACCCGTTCGCCGGCAGTGGGACTACCAGCATCGCCTGCGAGAAGGCGGGGCGCCAGGCGCGGCTGATAGAACTGGAACCCCGGTACTGTGATGTGGCTGTTACCCGCTGGCAACGGTGGTCCGGCCTGACGGCCACGCTGGCGGGCGACGGGCGGACTTTTGAGAAAATGGCGGCTGCCCGCGGCCAGGTGGATTCCTGAATCGCCCGTTGCCGCCGGGAGATTGCGGAATGCGAGGCGCAGCTTCGCGCCGGCCACCCGGATGTGGAAGGCCTGTGCCTGGCGCTGGCGGATTGGTCCGGGGAGTTGCGGCTGTTGCGGGACAAACCGAATGAAGGAGGCGCACCAAATGCAGCAATCAGAACGTAGCAGCATCAATGTCGAGACGGCGCGGAAGTGTCTCGGCCTGATCCGAGATATCGCCGACCGCGGCGCATCTTCCTGGGACGCCAATGTCGTCGGCTACGCCCTCCAGGAACTGAGCCAGGTACTCCTGGAACGGACCGGGACGCAAGATAGGATCTTCGAACCGGTTCCGGCCGGTGAGATCGAGGATCTCGCGGCGCTTTATGCGGAACTGGACTTCGTGGACACAGGCTCTCAATCTCTTTTTGCGAGTCACGGATGTCACTGAGAGCAGGCCAACACGGAGAGGTGTCCAAGCAGAAAAGCCCGCCGCGGCCGGAGCCGGGCGGGCGGAAGGGAGGCGTTCGATGCTACGAGTTGATGCGGTAGGTGCGCTCGCCGCCCTCCGGTTTGAAGGACTCGACGGTGTACCCGGCCTTCTTCATCGCGCCGGCCATGAACCCGCGGACCGTCCACGATTTCCAGCCCATCTTGTCCGCGATCTCCGCTAAGGTGGCACCGTTCTTGCGCTGGAGCAGGGCGATCACCCGGGCCTTCTTGCTGCCCTCGCGCGCCTCGGGGGCGGCGTCCTTGGCCTTGGCAGTCTTGGTCGCCTTGGCCTTCTTCGGCGCGCCCTTGGGCACCTTGGGCGCGGGGGTGGCGGCTTCCTGGGCGGCGGTGGCCGTCTCCGGCGCGGCGCCGTCCAGTCCCTGGATGGCCTTCCAGATTCGGGCCACGGCGCTCTTGCGGTCCGTGAACTTCTTGACCGGCTTCAGGTCGCCGCCGAATCCGGCGACGCCGGCAAAGCCGTTCCAGATCTGGACCAGGCGGTCGGTGGGCCAGTTGGTGGCGAGCTTGGCAAGCTCCTTTTCGGTGGCGAAGTGCTCTTGGCCTTCCGGGATCTGCTCGGCGGCGGGGAAGGCTGTGATGGCGTTGTCGGTATCTATCGCG